TCTTTTAACTGATAGATCCAACTCATTTCTTTAGTGCTTCTTTTAATAAAGGGTGTAATACTTTCCTAGTCTCAGGTATACCATAGTCTCTAACAGAATCAGACAGATCCTTAGACATAGGTAAGATAACACCCGGAATATCATACTGCTCCTGATACTTCTGTGCAGCCTTAATGCCAGCTTCATCATTATCAAAGAGAGTACATATAGCTTTGTACTTAATCTTGTACATAGACATAGCTCCATTAGGAATCAAACTGTTCTCACTGTCTGGTGCAACAACCTCTGTGTTGTAACCAAACTTAGTAAGACACATTGCATCCTTAAGAGAACTACAGATAACAAGATTAGGAACGTTGAACTTCAACTGATCAGTACCTTGGATATAATTCTTAACCTTGAAGAACTTATGCTCAGTAACCTTAGGTTGATATACCTTGTAGATTGTACCATCAATTCTAGTATAACCATATAGATTAGGACCAGTAATGACAATCTTATCAGAGTTATCTTCCTTGACCATAGAGTAAGACTCAAGCGGTATAACATTGTAGTTGTTCAGTGTATCTGAATCAATACGGAACTGTGTCCAGAAGTCTGCATCTTGTTTAGTCCAACCTCTCTTGGTGTAATCTCTAACTTGATACTTAGCTTGTTTCTTAAACTCCCTAAGATCATTGTTAAGTTTACCAGTAAGAACATATTCATTGTAGTCACATATGACCTTTTGAGCAGCTTGATTTAATGTAAAGTTAAATAGATACTGAACTAAATCAATTGCGCTACCTCCCATACCTGTGCTGAAATCCTTGAATCTATATACATTATCTCTAACATAAATACAAAAGCTAGGAGTTCTCTCATCAGGTTTGAATAGAGATTTAATTTTTATGTCTTGACCCGTTAACCTTTCAGATAAATTACAATAGAACTCAAAGATCCAATAGCTGGGTACATCTTTGGGACCATCAACTAACTGTTTTGTACTTATCATAATCAAAAGTTTAAGGATGAAAAAGGGGAGTAAATGTACTCCCCTCTCCATCAATAATCAAACTTATTATAACTCAAAATCAGAACCAACTGAAGATGAAGTAGTTACATTTGAATCACCAAATGATGCTACAGTCTCAGTCTTCTTTCTTCTGATGTGAGTCTCAGGATCAAACTTCATTACCTTACTTGACTCCTCTGAAACCTCAGCACTCTCATAGCTATAAGAACCCTTAACTGGTTTAGCAAAGTGTAAGTCAAAGTTAGTGTAACCTTGCTTGTTCTGATATTCATTACCAGCAATGCAACAACGTAATTGTTTACCTGCAAATGGTTTATCAGTAGCGAACTGTTGAATTAACTCAGCAACTGTTTCATGTTGATTATCTTGAGCCTGTAACCACTCAATACAATTCAAAGCCTTACATAAAGATTGCATAGTTCTTACAATCTCCACATCACGGTTAATAACAATACCAGTCTTAGTAGTAGCATTAGAGAATGCAAACTGTGTCACCTTAACAGATGCAACTTGACCTTTGTGACGGCCTAGAGACTCATCATCTTTGTTAACCCAGAAACCTTCAAAGCTCTCACCCATATCAGGACCTTCAACATTTAATACAATGTTTAAAGCATCCTTATTATAAGGTGGTGTCTCCAGTTTAATAGAGTTAATAGTTACAATGTGATTACCAGGTTGTAATACTTTAGGGATTCCAGATCCTTCCCCAGGGATGTTAGTTGTGCTTATCATTTTGCTTTTTGTTAATCAATATAAATTTTATTCCAGTGAGTAGTTAATTCACCATTCTCATCCATTTCAGAAAGAACTATTTCTTGGTTACTCAAGTGCTTAGGTCTTGCACCACATGCTACATCATCAGCAGTCTTGAATGTTAAGATATTCTTCTTTCCTTTTCTGTAAAGGTAGCCAATAGAATCAGAGTTTGATGTGGTAATTCTTTTAAGTTTACCTGTCAAGTCTAAATCCAATGAACTAAATTCACTACCATTCTTTTCCAGAAGGGTATCTTTTACGTGTCCCACTAGTATAATTCTGGGAGCCCATGTTTGTATGTAGCTAACAACTTTAGTAAAAGCTTCTCTAAGTTACTGATAGCCAGCACCATTAGGTAATCCTATGATTGTACCGTACTTAACTTTACCGTCAGTAGGCCAGTTCTTACCCATAGGTGTTTTCATATACAACTCTTCAGCGTAAGGGATACACATCTCTTCTAATGCAGTGATGGTATCTACAGCAATATACTTGTATGGATTGCCTGCTTCTTTAATTGCTTTACCTATGTGCTTGATCTCATCAATAGATCCAGCTTCAACTTTCATTGCTTCTAAATACTTTGAACCTTTCTCCAGGTCAAGTATTAAACAGTCATCAAGTTGTGATAACAGTGTAGTTTTGCCAGTCTTTGGCTTTGAGAAAATGATCAGGTTCCTAGGACTTGACGCCTCAGGTGGAACCTTACTAGTAGGGAGCTTGATTTCCATTTTACTTAATTAAATTATTTAACCACTCTTTTTTGCTTACTGGTTCACGTAGTAGCAAAGCAGCAAGATCTCTTATAGTTAACTCATTAAAAGGTGCATCATCAATACCTAGGTCTAGGTTGTCAAAGATGTTAGCCTGTGTAGTCTCTGCTTTTCTAGGAGCAGTAACTTTAATAAGTTCAGATACTGGAATCAGATATCTAACTTGAAGATCTGGCGTAGCTTCATACTCTTCCTCCCAATGCGGATTGTATCTCCATTTCCATAGAGTTCTCTCCTGATCTTCGGGTTCATATTCTCTACTAGCAAACTCAGTGTAAATGTCATAGCCTCTTTTCAATTCACTAGGAAAGAAGCTAAGGTGCATCTCATCTTTACCCTTAGGTCTGTATGCCATCTTAGGAAAGAACAGAGCATCAGAAACACCAAGTGCATCTAACACCGGCTGGTGATGATCTCTTAGTTTAGCGATTCTTTCTTTTCTTTCTTCAGTGGTTAACACACCAGGGCTGTTTGTACTTAGTGCCATAATTAAACTTTTACTCTTTTTTCTTGTTGCGGTGGAGTTGCAATCTCCGAGATTCTCATCTTCACAAATTCAGCTTTGAAGAAACTCATACGAGTGTCACCATTTCTACACTTAAGAAAGTGCAGTACTAAAATTGTATCATCCTCAATGATATACCTGTCAGGACCATAGAGTCTTATCTTCTGTTTACCAGGACGGTTTATACCAATGAGGGTATCAGCATGCTGAAGCAGTGCATCTGAACCAAAGATATCGGACTCAAGTATGTAGTTACCATACTTACCCTCCTCACTTCTTTCAGGATTATCTATACCACGGTTCAATTGTGTCAGGATTATGAATGCTATGGGGTACTTACGTTTAAGTTCCGTAATAGCTTCTCCTAAATTGTACAGGGTATCAAACTTATCCTTTTCAAATGGCGCTTTCTTTAATAACAAGGAGTGATCTAAGGTTACAATTGTCTTGGTGAATTCATATTCTCCTGATTCATTTAGTACCATGTGCTGCTGCATGTATTCAGCAACAACTTCTCTAAATTCATTTACGGTGATTGGTTCTTCAACAATATCAATCGCTAACTTAACTCTCTCCTTTGCGTGGTTATAACACGTCTCAAGATCTTCCGTAGTTAACTTACCATCTGCACTACAGAGATACTTATAGGACTTGCCAAGTACACTACTGTATTCTCTGATAGCAGAAGTACGTGCTAGCATCTCAAACTGAAACTCTAGTACACGGAAGTTCTCATCTGGATTAAGTCTGAATGCTTCTCTTACCAATTGATCTTTGATAAGAGTTTTCCCGCTACCAGGTCTTCCACCTATAACAGTCATGGAGTGCCATTCCAAACCGTCAGTTGTAGCATCATTAAACTTCTTCCAAGGCGTCTTAATACTTTTGATAGACCCCTCCATTCTACCTTTGAGGTAACGCAGGGAGTCAGCAAAGCCATCCTTCTGACTTTTCCAAAGGTTCTTATTAGACATTAAATGTGGGGTATTATTCTTCTATTGCATGAATCTGCTTGGACACAAATGTAAACAATTTAAATCCAAAAAGCAAGAGATATTCAATTAAAAAATACTTAAGTAAATTAACGGGTACAATTAAATTGTTTATAATTGCCCAGCACGCAATGCTTATAAATAATGATGATAAAATCATTAGTGCTATCTTCTCAAATCTTCTTTGTGTCATACTACTTTATCTGTAAAATGTGGCTGATCATCTTGATCATCACCGTTAATAATTATCTCACAATAGTTTGCAAGCTCAGAATCCCAGGACTTATCCGTGTTCTGCTTGCGTATAAAATACTGTGAGTTCTTCATGTACATATAGTTAGCCTTCTCATAGGTCTCTATGTAGTACCATGTTGCACGTAGGATAGTGTCCCAGTCATACGTATAGTTCT